ACGGCAAACCGATATACCCGCCGGCGGAGAAAACGTCATCCGGCGGCAGGACTCAAACTCTTGCTGACGAGTATTTGGGCTGGTTTGAGCGGGTAGAAGGGCCGGAATCTGTAAAAAGGGAGGAAAAAGATGGATAGCATCAAAGTAATAATCTTTGGAAAAGAGGAGGATCACAGGAATGTCTAATCTTAATAACATTGTCACCATCAATATTGACATAGCGCAACCGGCGGTTGACAGCGCGAATTTCGATAATTTGCTAATAATCGGGCCGCCTCCGGCTGTCACGCCGCCGCGCCCTTTACCGACAGTGGGTGTGTATTCAGACTTGTCGGAAGTGACTGGAGCGGGTTATTCAGCAATAGGGCCGACTGCCGATCCGGTAGGAATTGCAGCGCGGATCGCGTTTTCGCAAAGCCCCCGGCCCACGCAGATATTCATAACCACCGTGCCGGAAATCGTGTCAACTTTAGCTGGTGGCGACATTAAAATCATCACGGCGGCTAATTATCTTACAAATGCACTAGGCGCCGAATTGACTGTTCCTAATCCGAACGATCTACCGTGGTTACAGATAGCCTATAGCCGCGAAGCTGTCACTAAGATGGAGATCGTAGTCGAAAAGGACGGCGTAATTGTTTACGGTAACGATCTGCCTGTCACGGCGAATCCTAATGCGTTCTTCCAGGCTGTCATCGGTGACACGCCGGTTGATCCCAATGCGGACGCGCTGAATATACCGGCTGGTGACTATGCCGGCACCTACACGGTCACATTGACTGCAACGGACGCGGATGGGCGAGAGTCCATTATCACGCAGTCCATCACGTTCGACGGCAGCCTGTACACGTCAGGCCCCGCCGCGATCTCAATGATACCCTTGGCGTCCGATCTTGCGAACGCACTCGACATTGCGCTAAATACGACAGGCTGGTATGTGGTTTGCACAGCCGGTATTCATGAAAGCCTGTACGAAAACATTGCGGAATGGACGGAAGCGCAGGTCAAGCTGTTTTCTTATACGTTCTTGTCCGACACTGACCCCGTGGGTGCGATATTCTACCGATCCATCGGCTGGTGCGGTTTGATAACAGACTTTGACTTGCCGGCTGACGTGCCGCAAGCGAATTCGTATCTGCATGTGGCGGCCGCGGCGAAGTGCCTTTCACATCCCGCTGGTTCTGAATCGTGGGCGTTCAAGCGGCTCGCGTCAGTTTATCCGTCGGAAATCGGCAGCACTTTGATAAAGTCACTGGTGGATGGCTACAGCAATTATTTTACGCAGATTGCCGGGCGTAACATAACCATGAACGGGCAGGTACGCGGCGGTGAGTGGATCGACGTTATACGCGGACGTGATTGGTTACAGAACGACATGCAGCTTCGGATTTTTAATTTGCTGCTCATGAATCCGAAAATCCCATATACGAACAGCGGCATCGCGCTTGTGCAGAATGAAATGATCGCAAGCCTTAAAGCCGCTACAGTTCGCGGCATAGTGGCTCCAGACGAGCTTGACGAGGACGACGCGCTTGTACCCGGCTTCACGACAAGCGTACCGAACTCAATGAGTATTACGGCATCGCAGAAAGCCTCCCGCGTACTCGCTGATTGTAAATTTTCGGCAAGATTAGCCGGCGCGATACATGCTGTCCGCGTTGACGGCGTGTTGACCTATTAAGGAGGAATGAACAATGGGTTTAAAAACGTATGACCCTAAAAAGGTACTCATGTCGCTCGGCTCTCATTCTGTTTCAGGTTACTCCGATGGTACGTTTGTATCTATCGAGGCGCATGGTGACGGTATTACAAAAAAGGTTGGTTGTGACGGCGAGGTTGTCCGTTCTATTGACCCGGATTCCACGGCGACCGTCACAATTACCGTTTTGATGCAGTCGCCTACTATCGCGTGGGCGCAGCAGCAATACGATCAAGACTGGATTACGGGCGAAGGGTCTTTCCCCATTTTGATCAAGGACTTGAGGGGCGGTCTGATTTTTGCGGCGCAGGATGCGTGGATTGTCAGACCCCCAAACCGTGAATTTGCGAAGGATATGCCCGACCGTGAGATCGAAATCGCCACCGGTGAGGCTACGTGGGAAGGAGAAATCTGGTCATGAAACGCTTTGACGTAAAACAGGAGCGCGAATTGAGCGGTAACAAGTTTTACATACGACCGTTCGGCGCCTTTAAGGCCGCTAATATGAGCGGGGAAATAGTGTCGTTGCTGACGCCTGTTCTTGCGCATGTCGCGCCTATTATGGCTGATGTCAAGGTTAAGGGCGACACGGCAAACATCCTTGACATGGACGCTGAAAAAGCCGCTCCCTATTTAGCGAACGCTATGTCGGGCATATCCGGTGACAAATTGGAGCTCCTGCTTAAAAAGCTACTGATCCAATATAAGAATATTTCCGTGGAGCTTGAGGGTGAAACAGAAGCGCAGATATTGACGGAGGACCTTGCGGATGGAATTTTCTGCGGTGAAACGCAGGACATGTTCATCCTCACGTTTGACGTGATAAAGGCTAATTATTCGGGTTTTTTCAAGAGACTCGGCGGCCAATTTGGATAAGTCGAAGACGTGCTTCAGAAGGTATAGCCGAGCTTGAAAAATACGGAAAATTTGACGTTCAACAATTCTTAGAATTAGAACTCCGCTTATACATGTTGATTAAGGCACAGCTCGCCTCTAAGAGCGAGCTTGAGGATGCGTACACGTTGGATGAAGCTCTCAAGCTATATGCGCTATGGCGCATGACTCAGGACATTGAAGCGGCTCACGCTGATGAACTGAAAAACAAAATTAAATGGAAAGGGCGGCGGTAGACTTGACCATCCGGGATATTGTGGTCAGTTTAGGCTTTGATATAGATCAAGCGTCAGAGAAAAGCGCGAACAATGTCATCAATGCGCTCAAGTCTGCCGCCACCGAAGCCCTTGACGCGATCAATGTAGGTTTTGGAGTCGATAGAAGTTCGGAAAGCGCAGCGAGCGACAGTATTGAAGCTCTGAAAAATGAAGCGGAGCCGTTGGAGGAAAGCAAGGTTGGCTTTGCGGTTGACGGAGTATCCGAAAAAACTGCTACCACTCGCATGAAAAAGCTGAAAGCCACTGCGAAAAAACTACTCGGCGCTATCGGTATCGGGTTTTCGCTTGTCAGCATGATCGGCATGGCTAAGAAATTTGTTACCGAAAACGAGGAAATACAGGGCGCGGTCACACGGGTTAAAAACGAGTGGAACGACTGGAAAGAAGAAATCGATAAGACTTTTGGCATTTCTAAAAGATTTACGCAAATAGTAGTAAGAGGGCTGTCCCAAGTAATAAAGACATTGCGAAGAGTGACGGACTGGTTTATGCGCCTCGGTAAAAGAATGGGCGGCGTCGATAGACTGCTGAAACTGCTTGTCATTTCCGCCGGAGCGCTTTTTGTCGCGCTTAACGCAGGAAAGATATTATCTTTTATCAAATTGCTCGGTAAGGGTTTATCCGTAATAAACGCCAAGATGTTGCTGATCGTCGGGGCCATTATTCTTGTGGCGTTATTGATTGATGACTTTATCAATTTTTTACAAGGCAACGATTCCCTTCTCGGCGAAATACTGAAAAATCTTGGGTTAGATGTTGATGCGATACGCGAAACCATCATCAATGCGTGGGGTGAAATCAGAGAGTTTCTTGCCGAAACGTGGGAAGTCATTAAAAACATCGGCACCAACGTTTTTAACGCGCTAAAAGAGTTTTGGGCTGCATGGGGCGAGGACATAAAAAAAACCCTTGCAGCCGTGGCAGGGTTTTTGATTGACACTTTCGGAAATATTTTCGATGTCATTATGGGAATTTTCCGAATATTCAAGGCGGCGTTTGCGGGTGACTGGAGCGCGGTATGGAAAAATGTAAAAGTGATATTCACCACCGCATGGAATCAGATTCTAAACGTCTTTAAGATTATTGGAGAGCTGATTATTCTGGCACTGGCTATGTTGCTGGGCGTATCGGTTGACGATGTTAAAGCGTGGTTCGATAAAATAACGAGCTGGTTCAGCAGGGCCGTCAGTTTCATCAGGGGAATTTTTACCAGATTAGGCGATATATGGGATTCCATCAAGGAAGCGATGGGTAAGTTCATAGATTGGGCTGTGGGCGCTTTCTTTGGAATGATAGAGAGCATCAAAGGATTCTTTGGCGGTATTATCGAAAGGTTTGAAGCTATCGGAGAAAAGGCCAGCGCGGTTATTAACAGCATTAAGGGATTTTTCGGCGGGCTCGGTGATAAGGCCAGCGAAATAGCTGGAAACGTTAAGACGTTTTTCACGGACACGTTTAACAAGGCGAATGCCGAGGGTAACACTTTTGGGAAAAAAGTTCAGATTGTTTTTGGCGAGCTGGGCACAAAGGCCAATGAAGCCGCAAGCAATGTTCTTGGCTGGTTTTCAAAGAAATTCTTAGGCGTAACGCTGGAAGGTGACACCCTGAGTGAAAAGCTCGGCAGCGCGTTCAGCGGCATCGGCAGCAAAGCCAGTGAAACGGCGGGCAACTTACTCAGCGCTTTTTCTGAAAAATTCCTCGGTGTGGAGTTACAGGGTGATACGCTCGGTGAAAAGCTCAGTAATGCAT